GGAGGGGAAATTCGGGTCTTGCAGCTCGCGGGCGATTTCCGCGCCCGTCGAGGGCACTACCTGCATGATACCGACCGCGCCCTTGTTCGAGACGGCGGACGGGTCGCCGCTGCTTTCCACCCGCTTCATGGACGCAATGATGTCGTCGCCCGCAGGAGCCTCGCCAAGGGCCACCAGACGCTGTGCAGGCGTCATGCCGTTGAGGGCCGCAAGTTGCGCCTTCGCGCGCCAGCCACGCCGCAGGGCGTCCTTCTCGATGGGGTTTACGTCTTCGTCGGGAATACTGTCGATGTAGTCGTCGCCCTCTTTGAGAGAGGCATCGAAATTCGCCGGGTTGTTGTAGAGCCGGCTTTCGATGCCGGTCAGGCCCTGGTCGACATTCGTCTTGTAATAGGCCTTGCGCTGCGAGCGCTCAAAGTCCCCGGCACCACCCTCGCCATTAACGAGGTGATCTTCCGACTGGTAGAGTTTCACGTCGTATTGCGGCTTGAGCTCAACCGGCACGGTCGCCATGAACTGCTTGGCGTCCTTCAGGTAGTTTGCCTGATACTGTTCTCGGAAGCCGAACGCCCCCGGCTGAGCCTGGTCGCCGAGCTGCTGTAGCTTTTCGGCCTGCTGGGAGCGAAATTCCTGGTAGCGCCGTTCGGTGTCGAACTGTGTCGCCTGGTCGACGGTCGCTTTCGTCTCGGTCTGCTTGGCCTTGAACTTCGTCGACAGGTTCTGCATCCCGGCGCCAAGGTTGGCTATGCCTTGGCCGATGGCGGACGTGTCATAGGACGCAATAGGCCTGCCGGAGCGCCCGCTTACCGGAGAGCTCAGATCATCGGCACCGGGAAGGATCAAAGGCATTCAGCGCGCCCCCATCACGCGTACCGACCTGCATAGGCCGGTCCGCCGTAAGCTTTATCCCAGTCGTCGGAGAACGAGCCGATTCCATCCATCAGGGTGCCGGCGGCGCTGAAATAGGAGCCAGTCTGCTTGGCCTGCCCTTCGAGACGAGCAGAAACAGCCTGTGCCCGTCGACCCTTGGCGCGCTCTTCTCCGCCGTAGCGGATCATCCCTTCGTTCAGCGCCCCCTGCTGAGCGATGTCGCCGGCCAAGTTGACGACCGTTTCGTCGAGCGCTCCGAGCCCGGAGGCCCCGGCGACTGCCTGCTGGCGAGAAAGCGCGAAGTCACGCTCCTTTTTGGCCTGCAAAGCTTCGCGCTGCGCCGCAGCGGTTTCTTCTTTGGCCTGCTGGTCGAGCTGCTCTGCTTGATAGTCCGCAGCGGTTTTCGCCTGTGCGCCGGCCGCGATGGTGCCGATGGCGGACACACCCGTCCCGACCAGACCGAGGATTGCGGATAGGCCTAAATCTGCCATGCCCAGAGGTCCCCTTCTTCCTGCCTGAAGCCGAGCCGCGCAAGCCAGCCGGCTGATGATGTTTCGCTGGGGTCGCAAATGGCGACGATGCGCTTATGGCGCGCTTTGGCGTCGGCGATCAGCGCCAGCGCCGTCTTGTGGATGGTGACTTTGTAAGGGCGCGCCTCATCCTTGAGCGCGCAAAACACAATCACCTGGCCCCTTGCGAAATAAAGGCCCGCGATAGCGACCAGCTTGCCGTCCAGTATGGCCGCGATGCCGCGAACCGTTGGGCCAGCCCCTTGGTCGCCGTACCATTCAAGAAGATGGTCTCGCGTCAGGGGTACGATTTCGTGTGCCATCACACCCTATCGTGGGTCTCGACCGTCACGATGGCGGCTTGGATCATGCAGGGCTTGGGAGCTGTTGCCCGCAAGCACATGCGGCTGTCCGACTTCCACTCCCCAGGAAAGGAAAGCGCCGGCTCGTCGAAGTCGGTGATGATTTCGTCGTCGGTCACCGGCCGCCCCTGATAGCGCCGGGGCAGACCGTCCATGTTCGTGAAGTCTCGACCGAATTCCAGACCCGAATTGTGGACGAGGCCCAGGATCACGCCGATATAATTGACCCGCTTTATCTGACCCAAAGCCGTCCCGGCGGCTGCGGCATAGGCCAGCTTGGTTGACCGATATGTCGCCGTATAGCGCGCGCCGACCATGACATCGGTCGCCGTCAATGCGCTTGCCAGGGTGATCGAGCCGCCAGACACCGTATAGGCGCCGAGATACTTCCCGCCGCCCCACGCGACCACGCTCTTCCCTTCAAGGTGCGAAAGCCCACTGACGGCTGTTCCGGTGACTGCCGGGATTATGACGAAGGCATCCGCCTGCTTGTTGATGGCGCCGCCGACGCACTCCGATTCCATCGCCAGTTTCTCGAGATAGCGAACCGTCGAGCCGTTCACCGTTCGCCGAACCCGGTAATAGACCTTGTCTTCGTCTTCACCAGGCAACACAGCGACCCCCTCGACGAAGCCATCTGCGCCGACCGCGACGCGCGACCAGCAGGTCACGTCCTCAGAAGGTTCGTAGGTGAGAACGACCACGGTCCCGTCATCGAGCCACACATGCACGCGAGTATCAGGCTGGCGCTGTGTCGCCATGCCGACGACGCTGGCCGAGCCTGTTAGGTCGGGGCAGAGCAGCGTGAGGTCCTTGGGCTCGTAATCGTAGGTGTCCGAGTTGAAGACCAGTTCGAACAGGCGACGGCCGGAGCGTTGGGCAAAGATGCCACGGCTGTCCACCTTGACCGCCGCGACACCCTGCCTCGACCCCTGGGTTGACGGCTTGTTGGCCTGCGCATTCTTCGGCGTCAGCGGCTCATCGAAGGACGATGACTTGATGGAGAACTCGGCTCCCGGCGTTCCGATTATCGGGCGACTGAGCGACAGCATGAAGTTGATGGTATCGACCGGACCGGAGCCAAGGGTACGATTGATCGGCGCCGCATCGCCCTCATAGTCCGGGTCGTAGTTCTCGTAATCGTCCGAGACGGAGAAGATGAACCGCGACTTGCCGGCCCAGCCCAGGCGCCCCTTGTCGAACGCTACGGCGCCCGGCCAGCCCTGCTTGTCGGACCAGATGCCTTCTTGCCAGTTCTCGGTGTATTCGGTCGTTCCGAACCGATCCACGACCTCAACGCTAACCGACGTGGCTGAGGTGTACCCGGTGACGCGACAGATTCCATAGGACCCACCCCCGTCATAATCGATGTTAACGACAGCGGTGCCGGAGGTGTATTCGGACTCCTTGAAACCCAACTTGTAGTAGACGATGGCGTTGTCGTCGTCGTCCTGATTGCTGGTCGTAGCCATAACCGTAGTGATGTCGGTTGCACTATCGCCCTTCGCTCTGCGAAAATCCTTGTAGCCGGTGGCAGGGCCATCGAAGGACCGTTGCCAGCGCAACGTGCCGGAGAATGTACCCGTCACCGAAAAATTCCAGTTCCGGTCATTGTAACCGTCAGACGTGACGCCCGTCACTCGGAAGGGTTCCGTGTAAGCGCCGCCGGCTCCGAGATTGTAGGTCTGCTTGACGCTCTCGTTGAACAACCGGAACAAGGCCCCGATATGCGACGGTTTGAAGAACGGCTTGTCCGCTGTCAGAGTGGTGTTGCCGTTGGTCGCCGCGACCTTCAGCTTCACTTTGGCGGAGCGAGCGGAGAAGAACGGGCCGCTGTCCGGTGCGTATAGGACGATGGACCAACTATCCGTCGACCGTCGCTCAATGCGCCGTTGCTGGTAGCCGTCGCAGGCGAGGAAAAGCACATCGGCCGACTGGTCCCAACGAACATAGGGCAGATCAGCCGCGGCATAGGGGATGTCCAGTTCCATGGTGCCGGACGACGCCACCTGGCAGGACGCTACGATACGGTCGATGTCTAGGTCGCTCTGAAACTGCACATAGAAGTCACCGGTCGGCGTGAACGCCAAGCTGTGGACGCCGGTCCGTAGCTGCGTCTCCAAGATGTATTCGTCGCCGCCCGAGGTCGACCCGCAACGGAAGGTCACCGGTCCGCGCGTTACCGGTATGGTGAGAGCGTGGCGCTTGTTAACGTCGCCGCCCGCGACCGATATCTGCCGCCGACATAGAGCCAGGCCGCCGACATTGACCGCGTTCAACACTAGCCCCGAGCCGCCGAAGGTCAGTGTCCCGCCGTTGGTTGACCCATCAGTCCATCCGGTCGATGTGGCGAAGTTGCTATTCGAAATGGTGGAGCTAACCGCGACGCGCGAGATCAGCGTGTCGTTCACGCGCACACGCATCTTGCCGTCAGCGAACTCGATCAGCGCCGTATCATCGGTGGCGGCAACGAAGTCGATATCGATCCCGAACGCATTGTTGCGGCTGCTGCCGAGGTATTGGAAGCCGGGCCGCAATGCCATGGCGCCGGCTGTCTTCGGCGTCCAGTTTTCCATGACTTCAGCGGACAGCCGGATGCGCTCGACATCCACGCGAGTGAGGGCGGCTTTCGAGACGATACCGCGATTGAAAGCAAGGATAGGCGCATTGGTTTTCGGCATCAGTGGCGCCCGTCACCACGATAGCGGTTGGTCGGGCCCCGACTGGCGACGAGCCGGCCTGTCGGTGGATAGCGGGTCACCGGCTCGTTCATGGCATCGTTGGTTGATGCCCGCGCCTTTGCCAGCTTGCGCTCCTTTTCGAGCGCCTGCTTCTTCTCTGTGGACCCGGTGATATCCTCGCAGGTCTGCAGCGCGAGGTCCGCTTCGACAAAGGCCACGAAGGATTCCGGCCACATGCCGAGATCCATGCCGTAGTCCTCGTCGTTCGACACATAGGTCATGTAGATCGTGTCGATGTCGGCGAAGATGAAACTGCCCCGGTCGTCATAGTTGAGCAGCGGGTTCTTGCCGTAGCCATCCGTGGTGACACCAGCGGTGCGCAGCCAATCGTCCGGCTTGTCGAAGACGTAGGAATACCCGAAGTTGCTCCCAACCGATGGACTGGTTTCCAACTGCTGCAGCCGAAGCGCGAAGTTCCACAACGCCTCTTCAAGGCAAGCCTTCACACGCTTCGCATAGACATCGTCCAGCGCGCGACGCGCCTTGCCTTCGTCTGTCAACGTGACCAGGCGCGGTTGCCCAAGCTTGAGCAGCGCGCCGTTGTAGAGCGATAGTTGGTCCGTCATCGGATCAGGCGGCCTTCAGGTTTTCCGCGATCCAGGTGCCGGCATCCTCTCGGCTTTCGAGGCCGCTTTTCATGACCAGCTTGTCCTTGGCCCGGACGACGGTCCATTTGGCGTGCGGCCCACCCCAGCGGGCTTCATGGTCAGCCTGCTTGCCGACTTCAGCGGCATTGGTGATTTTCTGCGGCCCGAGCACATAAGCGACGCGAGCGCCGCCCTCTGCCCCCTTGCCGACTTCCAGGACCGTTACGATGCCGAACCAGGAGCGATCGAGCGCCATCACCTCGACAATGTCGTCGACACGCATCTTGGTGCAGACATGATTCCACCATGCCGGCGTCAGCAATTCCTTGGGGTCGTCGCCGATCTGAATGCGATAGATATTCCGCTTTGCTTCGGCCGCCTGTAGGCCGTTCACGGGAAGTGCCATTGTCTCGTCTCCTATTGCGAAAAAGGCGGGAGCCGAAGCCCCCGCCGCGTAGCACCCGACTGCTTTAGTCGGTGTCGGTGGTGCCGACAGCCAGGCCGTCGGTCAGGTCGACAGCAGTTGCCGACGCCGCATTCACCGTGTGGATGGTGGTCGCATTCGAGCTGTCGGTATCCGTGACAAAGACGATGTCGTTGACACGCATGCCGAGCTTCCAGCCATTGGTGAAATAGCCAGAGACGCGAACCAGGGTGGCCGCGTCGACGCTCTCATACTTCCAGATGCGGAAGCCGACGATGCCCTGAGTGATCAGGACCGGAGGGTTGGAAGTGCTATAAGCCATTGGTCAAACCTCCTTAGATGGCCGAGCCGTCGTGGTTGATCACGACAACGCCGCTGTTCTGCAGGAGCTTGGAGCCCATGAACGTCGACGTGCGCGCCCACGAGTAGCCCTGCTCTTCGTCGAAGCCGACCAGCGACTGCAGAGTGTCCTTGTCGACCGCGTGGCCGATGGCCGAGCGGTGGAAGAGGAAGCACTTTTCAGCGTTGGTCGTGGCGCCAGGAAGCTGACCGTGGACGAGCCAGTTGGCATTCGCCCAGCGGAACACCTTCCGCAGCGGGCCGCCGGCAAGGGGCTTGATGTCCACCCAGTCGCCGGAGGTGAACGCCGAGTCACGCATCAGATACGCATGCATGGCCGGCGTGATGAGACCCCAGATGTTCTCGATTTCATCCACCGGCACGAGGTTCTTGCCGAGAATGCCCAGCGCCTTGGTGACCAGGGTCAGCGAACCAGTAGCCGCGGCGCCCGTGTTGTTGGACGCATTGGCGAGTTCGGTGATGATGTCCTGGTCGATCTTGCGGTTCATCACCTTGAGGGTGGTGTCCTGCATGATGCGCTTCTGATCGCCCTGGCTGGCAAAAATGTTGAACTCGGTCTTGCGAACGAGGTCATGCCATTCGACGAGCGTTGCGGGGAGCTGGGTCAGATTGTCGGCACGTGCCGTGATCAGACCGTTGACACCGCGAGTGACGGCTTCAGCGCCGCCGGAATCGGCGACGAGGAAGTTCGCTTCGTTACCCTTGCGCACATGTTCAGTGGTGACCGCCATGCGCAAAGGAGTTTCGCCCTGCTCGAAGCCGGCGATGTATTCTTGGCGGTATTGTTTCTGGAATGCCGTATCGGCCATAGGTCCAGGTCCTTCTATCGAGGGATCGGGAGCCGTTGGCAGGTTGTCCGCAGGGCAGCGTCACGGGTTGCCCGGGTTGCCCCGGAGCCGTTCAGCCGCCATTCGGCGCTGTTTTCGGGCTATGTGGTGAGGTCGCCTTCAGACGGAGCCGCAGAGCGGGTTGGCCGTCCTTCCAGCGCTATCGAGCCGCGAGGTTGTCCCTTGCGGTGATGAGTTTGCGGTAGCGCTCCTGCGCCGCCGTATCCTTGTGCCAGCCCACGCGGTCATCCCGCATGCGCTTTTCCATGGAAGCGATTTCGTTGTTCAGCGTGTCGACGCCCTGCCCGCCGGCCGGGACGATGGTCGCCATGGGGTTTTCTGCCACCGCCTTGGCTACGAAGAAGCGGAGGACGCCGGGATGGTCGCCTACCTTGCGACCGTCAGCCAGCCTCCCGCCGATCAGGTTGGCGAACAGATCCTTGTCCACACCCTCGAAATAGGGCCGCATCGCTGCGATGTTGCCTTCGAAGTCGCCGCCCCATTCGGCTTTCAGTTCCTTCAGGGCATCCTTCTTGAAGGTCGCGTCCTGCGTCGCCTGTTGGAACTGCTGTTCCTCCTGCAGCGCATAATATTCGTCGACCATCTCAGCCATGTCGGCAGGCGCGATGCCCTTCTTGATCGCACGATCCGCGAAGGCCGCCACGATCGGCTTGTCGTCGGCGCCGATTTCCCGCTTGTCGGGCAGCACGATGGCCTTGACGAAGTCATCGACCGCGTCAGGGATGTTGTGTTCCTTGCGGTAGGCCTTCCAGTCTTCGTCGGTCGCCTTGTCGCCCGGCTTGCCCTTCGGCTTCAGGCCTTCGGATATCTTGCGCTGTGCCGCCTCCTGGGCATCGAGCAGCGCTTCCGGCGAGGCGAAGCGGCCGAGGCGTTCCAGGCGCTTGGCATCGCCCTTTGCCAGCTTCTCGCGCCAGTCCTTGCCCCAGGCGCCTTCCTCTTCGGCAGGCTTCGCGGCTGGGTCCGGCGTCGGCTTTGCCGCTGCTGCATCGCCAGCGGCTGCAGTTGCCGACGCATCGGCCGGCTTTGCCGCCACAACAGCCGAAGCATCCGCATCAGGCTGGTTTGCACCGCTTGCAGCAGGGTTTTCGGCCGAAGCCGCGCCCGCCGCCAGAGTGTCATCCGACATTCGAGGGTCCTTTCCTCTTTGGTTTCTCGGGAGGGATCAGGTCGCCGACGGGCACGTTGACAAGCTTCATGATCTGAAGCCCGACGTTGCGCCGGCCGGTCAGGAAATTGGTGGTGTCAGCCTGCCCTTGGACGAACATTTCGTCATAGGTCATAGCCGCACGGTGGACGATCCAGGATAGCGCCCGCTTCTGCTGACCGGCCGACGCATTGCCAGCGGCCACCGCCTTCAATGCGGCCACGTCCTCTTCGTCGTACCGCGCCGGAGCAACGGGGTTGAACTTCAAGCGGCCCTCGCCCGCTGCGCATCAGCCAGCGCCTTGACCATCGGCGCGGCCTTGCCGGCGCCTTCGGCAACGCCGGCCGCAGCCGACATCGCTTGCTGCTCCTGCATGGACTGGGCCGTCTCTTCGGCCGCCTGCTTCACCGCGTCGTCGTTGTTCATCCACTCTTGCGGCCAACCAATGCGCTGCAACAGGTCCTTGGTAATCGCCAGCGGGTTGGGCAGCTTGGCGACAGTCGGATCGAACTGCGCGCCGACCTGCACCACCTCCATGCCTTCCTGAAGCTTCTGGCGCATGCCATCGTCTTCAAGGTCTTTGATCGGCGACTTGAAGGAATACTCGACCCCAGCACCGCGCAGCGCGTCCGGTATCTCATTGGCAGGGAACGCGCCGAGCGAGCGCATCACCTTGAAGGTCTCCGAGCAGAGCGGTTCGGAATACTCGACCTCCACCGGCTCAAACATCGGGATGTTGGCGCGCATCTGTTGCTCGATGACCTTGCGCACCTGGTAGGCTGTCATGTTCGACGTGTCGGGAATGCTGATCTTGTCGAGCATGAAGCCAAGACGAAGCGTCTGGTCATTGCGTTCAGCCATATCCTTGCCGAAGCCCAGGCCAGTGAAATCGAGCGGCAGAGGCCGAAGCCCCTCGCCCAACCGTTCGTCCAGTTCCTCGTCTAGCCAGGTGATACCGCCAGCGCCGAGGCCGATATCGCCCCGGACGACGTTCTGCTTGGCTACCAGAGGCGGGTCGACTGCCTTTTCGCCTGCTTCGAGCAGGATGCGCTCCAGCGCCTGTTGCGTCCTGCTGTCCGGCAAGATGATCGACGTGAAGATCGACCGGGCATATTGCGAGCCGGACACCGTCGGGCCGCGAGGGATGACATAGCCGCGATAGGTCCGCCCGATGTTTTCGAGTTCGACCCCATCGTGTTCGGGCATAGTCCAGAGCGACAGGTATTCGTGCTCAGGCCGCTTCGGAATGCCGGTGTCATAGTCCTTCGCCATCACGACGGCATGGCGCACCTTCAGCTTCTTGTGCGGGTCCTTCTCGGCATCCTTGACCAGAGCGTCAGGCAACTTGCCCGGGAAGAGCTTGATGAGCGTGGCGGCCTCGACATCGGCATTGCGGTGCACCTCGCAAACGTTGCCTGCGAAGTCCTCCGCCCACGCCACGTCGCGCAGATGCCAGTTGCGATAGAACAGGTTCCGTCGATCAGGTGTTGCCGCCACCTCGACACAGGCTTGGCCGAACGTCAGATGATCGTGGTCGCCCGCCTCAGTCGCACGGCTGAAGTTGGCGGAGTTACGGTACATGACCGCCCGCTGCATGGCCGTGGCATATTGCAGCCAGGCCCGGGCATCCGGGTTCTTGTTCCGCTTGTCGTCGAGCGACTTGATTTCGAAGAAGTCGTCAGGCCGCAGCATCGGCCGGTAGAGATTGCCCATCTCGCGACGATACAGAGCTGCACGAGACGAGAACGAGCCAGCAGCATAATCCGCGCCCATCGGCAGCGGCCCGGTGAAGTCGGCACGTTCATAGTAGAAGTTGTCGGCCAGTTCCTGCCAATGCGCGAGCAGCGGCGCCTTGGCCGCGAACAGCCGGTTGCCGATGTCGATAATGGTCTGGACGGCGGGGCTTGCCATGCCTCAGGCGCCCAGCTTGCCGGTCGAGCCGATGAGGTTGTCCGACATGATGGTCGAGTCACGACCGCCGCGCTGGCGCATTTCTTCCATCTGCCGGCGCTTCTCTGCAAGAATGGCAGGGTCCTGAGGATCGGGCATCCGCGACGGCGGTTCGACCTTGGGTTTCTTCCCGAACAGTCCAGACATGGACGTTGCTCCTCTATTCGTAGTCAATGGCCCATTCGATTGGGCTCACATAGCTGATGACGTTGAAGCGAAGGGTTGCCGGTCGCGGCGAGTCGTAGACCTTGGAGTAGTCCGACGTGATGCCCACATCGAGCTTGATCCACGACCCGGACGGCATCTGCTGCTCCAGGTCGACAGACCCCGACCCGAAGTCGAGCGAGAGCAGAAACTTGCGGCCTGTCGCTGAAGCCTGTGCACCGGTTGCTGTTGCTGTTCCACTTGCCATCGAATGCTCTCCTTAAGCCAGAGACAGGACGGCCAGGGCGACGGCGAACCAGGAGCCGAGCGCGCAGACCGCCGCCGCGCGACGCCAATGCAAGCCGTCGAAGAGCACATCCCCCCTGTCGGCTTCTGCCTTCAGGAAAGCGAGCGCTGCTGCGAGGGCAGCTAAGGCCCAGGCGGCCGGCACATGCTGCACGAAACCAGCAGCGGCGAGGATGACGAGGAGCACGGCCCCGGCAGTGTTCTGGTTCATGGCCGCCTCAGTTGTTCAGTTCGAAGGCCAGCGCGTCGGCATCGAGCAGCGACGTACGCCCGTTATGGCCGTATGTGATGTTGACCATGCCGTCGGTCTTCTCGGAGCGGACGACCCCATAATTGGTATCGCCGAACTGTGCCTTGGCCTTGTCCAGGGACTTCTTCGCCAGGGCTGGCGTGACGCCGTCCTTCGGCATCTTGAAGCTATCGATCATCGTCTTCCTGCCTTCTGGTTCGAGTACGAGACTTTCACTTGCGGCATCCGGCCACCGAGCGTCGCATCCTGTGCCTTGCGGATGGCTTGCTTGACGCCTTCCGACCAGCTCATGACCACCGCGTCGCCACGGTCTGTCGAGCGCCCGATGCGCTTGCGGATGTCTTCCTTGCTCTCGATCAGGATCTCTTCGCCCCGAGGCTTCCATCGCGGCGCCACAAGGTCGGCGACGAGCAGCGGATCAGGCGGTAAGGCTATAATCGATCCGCCCTCTTGCGACGGGTCCAGAGCCTCACGCAGCCGCCACCATGATTCGGCGCGCTTGTTGACGAAGCCTAGCGTCTTGTCCCGCGTCCGAGCCGTTGAGCCGTGCGCCGCATTGAACTTGATCGCCTCGACACCATTGTCCTTCATGAAGCGGTAGGCATCGCCACCGTACCCGCCGCCAACGTCTATGATGACCATGGCCCCATCGCGCCGATGCTGAAACACCATCGATCCGATTGCAGGCCCGTCAGGCGTATCCACGCCCTTCTTCACGATCAGCGGTGCGAACCAGGAGCCGTATCGAGGCGCCATGGTGCTTTCGTCAGCGCCGCCTTGAGCCACGTCGACCGCGACCGCCGACATCCTTTGTCCGTGAAACCCGTCAGGCTTCCAGCGCGCTTGCGCCAATCTGATCCATTGCGACGGGATCACCTGCCACTGGTCATCCTGTTGGCCGACATCGAACCGGCCTTCGCGCATCATGGTGCGCAGCGGTTCCGGCATCGCTTCGATGACCGAGGCATAGCCAGTTTCGGCTAGGTCCGGGTTATCCTCCAGCGAGGACGGTATGAAGGTCCTCGACCGAGGCCGCTCACCCTTGGGGCCGACATAGTCCGCATCGACTTCAGTGTCGTCGCCATTGATGGTCGTGTACCAGCGCAGCTCGCCAGGCTTGGCCGGATTCGCATGCGTCGGGTCGAGCCATGCGGCCCACCTGCGAATGACCCATTGGCCTTCGGCGGTAGACGGCGGGTTGCCTGTCGCCACCACTCTGCACCGCTGTCCAGGATCTGCCGATCGGTTCCAGCCGATGATGTAGACGTATTGGCTTTCAGAGAACTGGGTTATCTCGTCAAACGCCTTGAGCGGCGCTGCACGGCCCTGCCACTTCTCCTTGTCGTCTTCATCCTTGACCCCGGCCAGTTCGATCATCCGGTCGCCGGGCAGCTTCCATATCTTGTCCTGCCCGTTGTAGCCGTCGGTCGAGCCGAGGATGCGCTTGATCTCAGTGACAATGCCGCGAAGCTGTGTGGCTTCACGCCGGAATATCTGCGAGTGCGGGAACTCGTTGACGGCCAACCCGCAGATGAGCGTCGTCTTACCGCCGCCGGCCGACCCGCCATAGAACATCTCGTCGGCTTCGCTGAAGTATGCCTCTGTCTGAGGCCCAGGATTTGGCACCATCTTGCGGGCGCCGCGCACCGCCTTCGCCTTGTCGGCTATGTCCTTCTGCTTCTCAGGAGGCAATGCCTGATAGGCGCGCAGGATGTCGTCGAGCGTCGCCGCTACTGTCACTTGGCCTTGAGCCCCGCAGCCATGGCGAATGCTATCTCGCGGGCCAGTTCACGCGGCGAGCCTTCGAGCGGCGTGCCGTCCGGGTTCTCATGCGCGACGCGTTCGCGGAACGCCTGCACCCCCACATGCTTGCCTATGAGTTCGATGCGCTTGATGCGCTCGGAGAGCTTGAGCTTGCGGACAACGCCGACGCGCTCCTTCTTGCCGTCGACCGTCTCAAACTCCTCGACCACGTCGATGCCGGCAACGAGGCCCTTGCGCCAAACGGCAGGCCATTCCTTCACCGGCTTCAGATGTCCGTTGTCGTCGTACAGGTCGGCGACATCGGCTTCGGCTTCATCAGCAAGGCGCGTCAGCACCCAGTCGGCGTCTATCTTGGTGCGATCCGAGCGTGCCTTTTGCGCTGCCGACAATGCGGCCTGCACTTCAACATGCTTCAACAGGCGCTGACCCTGCGAATAGGCCGTCTTCTCGCTGTAGCCGGCACGGATGGCGGCTTGTGTGGCGTTCAGGTCGATCAGGTATTCTTCGACGAAGCGCGCCTGCTGGTCGTTCAGGTCGGGCATTGCATCTCGCGTTACTGTGTAACGTTATGTCTCGTTACGAGGGCTGGATTTTAAGACGCCCGTCTTTACCAACTTGGTACTGGCAAGCGATCGAGAAAGACATAAGGCGAGCAGCGTCTTAAAGCGTCTGAGCCGTCTTAATTCAGACGTGCAAGACACGGTCCCTCTCTTCTGGTAGAACTGACCCGCAGTGTTTCTTTCGTAGGACCATCAATGAACACCATCATCAACAATCCACATTCGCCCGATGTTTTCGCAGACGCGGCCATCGGCTTCTTCACCTTCAATGGCAACATGCGGATCACATTTGAAAGCGCCCGTTCCAACTACGCCGTTTCACCTATCGAGGTTGATCGGGTCGTTATCGGCCGGCTAGTCATGCCCGTGGACGCCGCCGAGGCCATGGCGAAAGCCATTCTGGACCAACTCGCCCGGATGCGAGCCAGCGGGGAGGAAGCCCCACCCAACGTCACCGTACAGTAGCCGAACGATCAACCGACATTCGCCGAGTTGTCGCCGATAGCCGCTTTAGCTCTTGGCGACAAATTGCCGGCGCCCTCGCTTCCCCGGCATCATGGCACACCCTCTCGGGTTAGCTGCCTCCCACCGGGTTCTTCTTAGGATCGAGCGAGAGCTTTGCCCGCGTAGCCGGTATCAGCGGTAAGGATCGGGAGGCCCTAACGTGGGCAAACGTTGGTCTGCGTTTGCCAATATTTACGACCCGCCCCGATGCCGAGGCAAAGGCGGTCAGAGCGGGTCGCGCTCATGGCTACGCCAGAGGCGAGCGCTGGAAAGGATAACAGCGCTGCCACGGTCAGCCACGATTTAGGAAATGAAAAGAGATTTCCCGGCGCAAAGCGCCGCAGTACGTTTTCTATAGGACCTTTCGCGTTGAAGGTCAACCGATTTCCGTTTCCTTGGAAATTTATCTCACGAAGTTTTCCCGAGGAAATTGAAGTAGGTGGCGCATGCCCGGAGGTCTTCGTGCAGGACCGGCGCCATATTCCGCTCGATCGTGCCGTGCGCGCGGGCGATTTCCGCCGTGGTCTTCCCCTCCACACAGTAGGCCGTCAGTCGAGCCGAAGGAGCCTGCCCGAACGTCGCAATGGCCCGGTGCAGGGTTTCCATCGCCGAGGCTCGCCCATCGGGCAGACCCTTCCATCCGCCTGAGGCCGTCGACATCGAGAGGTCTGGCGACCTGGCCGCAGCCGTGCCAGCCTGTTCCCACAACGTCGCCAGGTGATTGCCGGCATGGTAGAGCGCCGCGTCCGAGCCCTTCCGTCCGTACCGCCATTCGAACGTACCCGGCCGAGCCCGCACCGCGCGCGCTTCGGTTCGAGACGCGGACAGGCGGACGGTCGAGCTGTAGATTTCCGCACCGTCGAACCGGGCGCCGGGCTTTGGTTGGCTGACGCGCCGCTGTTCCAGCAACATGCGGACCGCCAGATCATGCTGGTGGCGATCCCATCCATCAAACACGTCGGTTTTCTTTCCTTCAGTCATTCGCGAGGCGGCTCCGGTTTTCTGTGCCAGTTTGCAGGCGATCCTGTTTCAGGCGACGTGGCCGCCCGGCTGGGTGCTGCGGTAGACCAAGCGGGTGATTTCGGCCTGCACGGCCGACCAGAAGGCGCCGAGCTGTTCATCCTGGGTAGCTTCGTCGATCCCTGCGCGGTCCATCTGCCGGATCATGGCGTCGGTGACTTGGTCGCGGTACGACGCCGCCGCGCGGTCGGTTGGCTTGGCCAGCATCTTCTCCGCCGTCGAGCGGATTCGACCGACGCGGTTAGCCATCGGGAAAACCATCACGCGGCAGATATGGGCAAGGGGATTACGCGGTCGCACGGCGCCCCTCCATGGTCGGCGCCACTGCCGCATCGTCCCATTCGGCGGGTCGCTCGTTCGGAACTTTCAACGAGCCCTCCCACCGGTATCCGTAAGGATTTGAGACAAGATCGGCTAAATGGCGCTGCTGTGCCTTTTCCAGGGCGAGGATCAGGGCGCCGCAGTCATCCCTGAAGCGGTCGATGAGCAGCACGGCAAGTTCGTATTCGGCCCGATGCTGAAGCTTCTGCTCCGCCTCACGCTTTTGCCGATACAGTTCATACTCGCGGGCCCAGCGCTGCTTTCTGGCCTTCTCGCGGGCCTTTTCCTTTGCCAGGGCTTCCGGAGATTTCCGGGCCTCCGCCTTGGCGACCTTCTCCGCGTCGAGCGCTGCGGCAAGGATGCCGTTCACAGCCTTGGCCGGAAGCGGAGCTTCATCTATCCGCTTCAGAATGTCGTCCCGAACCGGCTCCGGTGCCTTGGCGATGTTGATCAGGGTTGTGGTCGGCAAATACGAAGCGGTTTCGTTTTTGGGGCCGAGCCGTTCCGCCGCCAGCATATAGTCCTGCGCGGTGCGCACCGTCATTGGAAACTCAGCTTCCACCCAAGCCGTGAAATGGCCATGGCCAAGTCTCTCTTTGACCTCGATTAGCCGCTGTCCGATTTCCAGAACGGATGCCGACATGATGCGATGCCGCTCGCCAATGAACTTTGCGGCGGATTTCGCGACGGCGGCCTGGTCTGCCGTCAGCGCGCCATAGTCAAAGGTCGGCGCCGTGGCGATGATCTTGTTCATGCACGCCTCCGAAGCAGGACGATGTGAGGTGGATTGTTCGGCTGGACCATATAGCGCTCGCGCCACATCCGTTTCGCGATGCCGGGAATCGCGCTGATCACCTTGGCCGTCGGCCGCTGCGACGCCCACACAAACAGGTCAAGCTGCGCCGGGTCTTTAATCCGCGTTCTCATGCCGCGTCCGTCCTCCGCTGGCCTTCGACAATAGCTGGCGTCAGCCGCCCGGCAGCAAGCAGCGTCCGCATTCTCTTCATGGTGAGCGGCCCAAGCGCAAATCCGGTGAACAAGCGCGACATCATGTCGGCCAATTCTTCCTCGCTGGCCGGTGGCGGGAATGGAATGCCCTGGTCATCGGCCTTGGCCGCTGCATACCCATTCGTAGGGACAGAGCCAATCTTAAGAGGGTCTCTCTCTTCATTGCTAGAAAATACTTCAGGTGTTCCGTTAAGGTGTTTACCCGACATTTTTGTCTGGTCGAGAGGGGACTGGAATGTCTGGTCGCGCCTCATCCGACCCGACATTTTTGTCTGGTCGAGAGCGAGCCGCTCGTTTTCTTCTCGCTCGGCTTTTCGCTGCTCTCGTAGATGGTCTTGATATTCGTCAATGGCCTTCGCCACCGCTGCATTCGCCAGGAACACATATCGGTTTGACTTAGCGCGGTTGAACCGGCGGATGTCGATCCAGCCGCAGGCCTTCACCGCCTTGATGGCGCGCTCCGCCGTTTTCTCATTCTTGAAGCCAAGCGCGTCGGCGATGGTCTGGTAAGACGGGTTGCATTGAAGCGTCGCGGAGTTGACGCACTGCAAGAGGTAGATGGCGGTGTTCTTTGCCGAGGGGTTCATCTGCCGCCGGTGGTCGCGCAGTATCAAGTTCATCAGGTCGAGCTTGGCGCTCGTGAAGGCGGTTATTTCTTGGGGGGTTGGCCTGTCGGGATTCTGTGGTGCCGGCAGCGCGCTAAGGGAGCCTTCGATTTGCTTCCCGGCCACAGGAGAGCATTCTTGGAGACCGGCATTGGCGAACGCCTCCATCAACTCATCTCTCGGGGATCTTTTTTGCGCTCGTGATGTCTTCCTCCATGCCATTGAAGGACGAAGAGATTGCGGGGTGCGGTCTTCGATGTAGCCGTGGCCCACCTCGGTCTTATGGATCTCCATCAGAGGGACCTCGCCCTGATCAGGTGAGCTTCCCTTATGGCGGCGCCGCCAGTTGCCAGCCATTGGGCTGCGGCAGCGACTTCGGGTGAAACGTCGGCTGCCCCGGTCATACCGCCATCACCATGTCTTCGAGGATCACGATAGGCGACTCGATCCGATAAACCGCATGCGTCGATGCGAAGACGCCGCCATGCGACACATGTTCGGTCGAAATGACAAACCCGGATCGCCTAAGGCAGAAAACGTAATGCGCGACCCGAACTCCAGCAGGAAGGTCGATGGTCGACACACCGCGCTTGCCGGCCTCGACCAGCTTCCTCATCATCCAGGCCGGCCTTCCATCGAGGCGCACCGGCTGACCATCGGGCTCGACCTTCACGACGATGCTGAATTTCTTCATGCCGCAATGTCCTTGTTGCCATTGAGGTTCATCTTCAGCCCAAGCCGCGCGGCGATAGGCGCGACAGGCACGACAATTTTCCCGCCCATGCGGATGGTCTCGAAGTCACCGCGCTTCGCGGCGTCATAAGCGGCGTTTCGGCTAAGGTTGAAGAAGACCTTGCCGGCGGCTTGGACCGACACGGTGGGTTTGGACAGCGCTTCACCCAATGTCATTGCGGAAACCTTTCATCTCGGGGACGGCATGACTCATGCCACTTGTGCCGATTTTAATATAGGTTCCTGAAACGTTCCTGGCAATCCCGTCTTGTGCCACTTGTGCCGATTTTGTATGAGTTATCCCCAAGATGGAGAAATAGAGGCGATGGTGAAGCCCAGAGAGAACCGCGTTCCGATCATGATGTCGGACGAGGAACTGACAGCGATCGATGATTGGCGGTACGCAAACCGGGTAGCCACTCGATCAGATGCAGTTCGCCGGCTCGTTCAAGTCGCGCTGCGCTATCTGGAACACCTCAACGCCTATGTGGCGGCCGAAGACGCGCACATCTTTAAGCTGCTCGATTGGCAAGGCGTGTTCCATGATGCAATCGACAACGCGTCTGGTCTGGAGCGCCTTAAGAACACCGTAACGCTGTCGGTCTTCGATAACCTAGATCCGATAGTGGACCTGCAACTGGAAGCCCACGAGATACTCGGGCAAATGGTGGAGGAGGCCAGTGCAGTTCTGGACGCACCGACTGTCCCAGATGGAATCGCCGCTGCCGACGTAAGAAGGCAGATCGGCAAACAACAAATGGCCGAGCTGCGTGAACAGATCGAAGCGGAAGCGAAGGAGCGCCAGAAGGCTATTAAGAAGGTAGAGGGATCATGAAGGGCCACATCAAGGAACGCAGCCCCGGCAAGTGGGCCATCGTGCTCGACATTTACGACGCGGCAGGGAAGCGCCGCCGGAAGTGGCACAGCTTCGAGGGCACCAAGCGCGGTGCGCACGAAGAGTGCGCTCGCCTCATCACCGAGATGAAGCAGGGCAACTATGTTGAGCCGACGAAGCAGACCGTCGCCGAATTTCTCGACGAGTGGTTGACCTTCATCAAGCCATCGGTGGCGCCGAAGACATGGGAACGCTATGCCGAGATATGCCGCAAGGGTCTGGCTCCGCTTTTCGGCGCTGTCATCCTCGCAAAGTTGAAGACCGACCGCATTGACGCCGACTTCACGAAGGCACTGACACAGCCACGGACTGATCATCGGAAGCGCAAGGACAGTGAGGAGCCCAAGCCCCTGCCTCCGCTGGCGCCGCGTACGGTTCACCACTACCGCCGCGTCCTGATCAAGGCGTTGAGCCAGGCAGTGACCTGGGAAAGGGTGTCGCGCAATCCGGCTGCGAAGACCACGCCGCCGAAGGTCGAGCGAAAGAAGATGCTCGCCTATGACGCAGCCCAGACCGGGCAACTCATCGAGGAGTTGCGTCCGACCCGCATGTTCATTCCGACGCTGTTGGCCGTGAAGTGCGGGCTGCGTCGCGGCGAGATCCTTGCGCTTCGCTGGCGCCACGTCGAGCTTGGCGACAATCTCCGCCAGTTGTCCATCGTCGAGAGCGCCGAGCAGACCAGCGACGGGGTACGCTACAAGGAACCGAAGAGCGGCCGAGCCAGGACCGTGGCGCTGTCGGCCGCGACCATTGCCGAGTTGAAGGCCCACCGCACCCGACAAGCCGAAGAGCAATTGCGGCTCGGCATTCGCCCCGATCTGGACAGCTTTGTTGTCGCGCAGGTCGACGGCTCCCCCCTACAGCCTCGCTCGCTCACCCACGAATGGATCAGGGTTATTGGCAACACGTCCCTGCCCCGCATTCGATTCCACGACTTGCGGCACACCCATGCCACGCAGATGCTGTCGGCTGGCGTCCATCCGAAGGTCGCCAGTGAACGGCTGGGGCATTCGACCATCGGCATCACGCTCGACCTCTACTCGCACGTCATGCCGGGAATGCAGGCGGACGCCGCCGAGGCGGTTGACGCGGCAATCAGGAGCGCGGTAAAGCCCGGTAGCTAAAGCCCGTTCGGTAGCAAAATGGTAGCAGCGGCCCAAAAAGCTTAGCTTGAAATGCCAAAAAAGCTAACGAAAACAAGGCTTGGAGGGATGGCCGAGCGGTTTAAGGCACCGGTCTTGAAATTCGCTTGCTACCGTCCCTACCTGTTCGGTCTGATCCCGCGCAGTCCTTTGTTTTCAAGGCCTCCAGCCGTCACACCGCTTTTCGCGTCACTTGCCGTCCCGCTCCGTGCTACCGAGTTTGGTAGCAAAATGGTAGCAGGGTGTTCCCTGCCCGTTCCGCTACTTCCCCAGACGGAAAGGCCCGCCACCGTGAGGCAGCGGGCCAGACTGTCAACGTCGAAGTCGATTCTAATTTTCTGCCCAAGTCGGGTTTTGACCATGCCATGCGTCGGCAAAGGTCGGCCCCTCTCCTATCGACTGGTCGGAGCGAGGCTCAGTGCGAGGCGCATCGTGGTCGGTGACTTCCACCCGCCACGCACCATTGCGGCACGATATCGAAACCGTGAAGTTCTGCGCATCGTTGCGGCGCACCAAGTCGATAAGATCAGTCTCCGCCTCGTCGCGCCATTCCTTCGTTCCCGGCATGTTGATTGGCATTCCTGTTTCACCTTTCGCTATGTTGAGATCAGCGGCCATCAAATGTCCGAAGGGCAATTGGTCAGTCGCCCTTCTGGCGCGCCAGCGCAGCGCCTTCGTGCACTTCAATCGCGTCGTGCAGAGGCGCGTGGAGTTGTATGGCCAGCGCCATGGCCCTCGATGTAGCGGCCACCACGTCGACCGGCATCGTACTGCCCTCGCAGGCTTCGGCCGCTGTCCTGACGAGTTGGAGAACCGCAAGCAGGTCGTAGCTCGTGTCGATGAGTTGGGCAGCGGACATCTCCCCTTGGGGAATCAGGCGAGGCTCAGCGACCATCTTCGTTGCCTCCGTCTATAAAGCCGGGGCAGTCATAATCAGCGTCGTCTAATTCGAGTTCGTCCCCGTCATGCGGCTGGTCGTTGATGTCGCCGCCTTCATCGTCGCACTGTGCGCCTTCGTCCTCGCATTCCAGTTCGCGGTCGTCATGCGAGCTGCCGCGACCGTCCGCCGGCCAATGGAAGCAAGCACGAGGCCCACCTTCGCCCCAGCCCAGCGACGGCTCGGCGTCGGCGCCGTCCTCCAAGTCCTCGGTGCCGGCTTCCATCATATCAAGGGCCGTAATGAGTGACATTGCGCGGTCTAAGAGTTCGTTGAGGTGCCTTTCGACCTCCTGCCGCCAGGTTCGCGGATCTATTCCCTCCGGAATGCCGAAAGGCTTCAAAGTTCTGACATGTGCATTCATTGTCCCACTGTCCTGGTTTAGAACCGGCTTCTCACGGCCGGCGATCAAGTGGACAACTTTTCCACTTGATCAGATATCGGCGGGCGGCGCCGAAGCCGGGAGTTGAGAACCTGCCAGGACGACAGGCCGAACGATTTTAAGGTTGCCCTCTGGACATAGCGTCCGCTCCCGGCCATATTCGACCGAGTTGGACGCCCGCCAAGGCGCACCACATGCGCACCGAAGACCCGCCAAGGTCTTACTCGCGCTTCAGGTCACACCTCGCCAAAGGCGTCGACCAATAGTCCTAGTCCGGGTTCTCAAGCCCACGTGACAGGCTGAACTAGTTCGCTCAAACCGTCAAGATAGTCCCCTCCGGGGGGCCGAAATCACTTGTCTGATTCGGTGCTTGTGGTACTCTGTTTTTAGGCCGTGAGAAGCCAAACAGGACTGCTAGAAATGATCCGCTTTACGTGCACCGCGCCGAGCATCGAGGCGCCGGAGGCTACGCCGCGCCGGGCCATGTCGCCGAAGCGCCGCCACCACATTTTCACTGAGAACTGCACCGCCCACAACATCGCGCCGTGCTGCATCTGCGGCGAGCCGGTCCACCGCCACAACGACCAGTGGATCGTCGAGCACAAGCGCGCGCTTGGTCTCCTGGGGCCGGACGTGAACAGCAACTGCGGCCCCGCCCATCTGGCCTGTGCGCTGGTGAAGACGGCCGAGCAGGATCTACCAAGGATCGCGAAGGCAAAGCGTCAAGCCGACGCTGGCAAGCCACCAGAGCGCCCGGCCTTCGCTCGATATGTTCCTATCAATCGCCGCGAGCGCGCCGAAGCTTAGCGTTCGCCTGGCGCCTAAACAGCTTTAGCAGGTTGGCTTGGGCTTTCTTCACCTGCGCCTCGACCACATCATACTCGGCACCGGTGAGCGCACCGCTGCGAAGCTGCCGGTAACCGGTGCGGATCGAAGCGGCTAGCTGCATGGTGGTCAGCGATGCTTTGCTCATGAGCCCTTCGCCTTCGAGTAGAGGTTCTGCCCCATGCCGGACGTCTTGTGGCTGTCGGGCGCGTAGATCAGACCAACCTCGGTCGACCCGCACACCTCACATTTCAGCTTCGGCAGCAAATCCCATTTCATCGCCGGGGCATCAGGCCCGAACCGGTCGCGCAGCTTTTCAAGCGGTAGCGTCTTGGTGTGGTTGCACGCGGGGTTGTGGCAGAAGGCGGTCACGCACATCTTGCTGTCGATCAGAG